GCTAGGCATATCAAAATGATCGCCAATGTGGATAATAACGTCTGGCTTTTTCTCTGCCGCATACAATCCTGCCCATCTCAAGTGGTCAGTAGGTGAATTAGGTTTAACTTGGGTATCTGGAATGACTAAATGCTTCATATAACCTCACAAAAAAACGCCCCGAAGGACGTTCTTAGTTTGTTAAATCTTCTTGTGCAATAGCAATCAACCCTGCTACACAAAGAAGTAGAAAATAAGTAGTCATGTCAACCTCATTAGTTTGAAGCGAGATTATACTTACCTCCCATACGTTTAGGTAATGACTTTAAATCATGGACAAGATACCATATAGTTATATTCTTGTTTCATGATCTATCAAGAAATCAATGTAGTGTTTAGCCTTCCGAAGGTCATCTATTCCTCCTTTTGACTGCCACCTACTAACGTATTTAACCACATTACCCTCACAATATCCAAGTTGGTTGCCCAAGATGTAATCAATGGGCTGTAACTCAAGGTCCTTGTAGTGGCTTCCACCTATCTGTATATCCTTACTCAAAACGGTATGTCTTCTGTAATTTGGGTAGCTTGTTGAACAATGGGCTGATCTGATCCATCAGTAAAGAACACCTTCACATTACCCAAGATAGGAGTCTTAACACCCTGTTCTCTCTCTTCTTTGTCTACACTTTGACTAATAAAACCATTGTTTTCGTACTGATCCACTTGATCTGTATCCACAAACGTAGTCAAATCAAGGTAAGTACCCTTTGATCCTTTATACAAACGTTCTTTTTCTATCTTTGTTACGTCAATTCTTACTGATAATCCTACTTTCATCTTAAATTCTCCGTTTCATTTACAATAATATTAACAGCCTTTTGTATTTCAGCCGTTAACTTTTCAATGTACTCGTCATCTCTCTCCACTCTTACAATAAGATGGGGTATAGTTTCAGAGTACGCCATTAAATCCCACCAACTACGCCCTGTAATCATCATACATCCCATGATTTGTTGTTTGTATTTGTTGATAAAAGATTTATTGTTTCTGTGATAGCCTATCATGGTGGAATCAGCAGGACATTTGATCTCTATGCCGCCATCCTCACCCACCAAACCATCAGGTGAACAACCAAACTCTTCAGAATCATCCAGTATAAACCCGTATTCTGTTACTTTCTGGTCAGTGACAAACTCATACATCTCTCTGGCTTCAGGCTCTAGCCTTGTACCCCTTTCCATATGCTCGTTAACATAGATAGGAACACGCAAACCAGTAAGTCGTTCAGCAATCAACTCGTTTATATAACTATCGGCTGATGTACTAGCCTTTCCTGCTGATGTAATGAACTTGTTAAACATAGAAGCGGAGGGTCTACCCAATCGTGCGGCAAACCACTCATTACTTCCCTGCTCATGGTCTAGGACAATCATTATTCAAATCCAGAAGGTATGTAGGGTTCTGTACTACCAATCTTATATGTAGCTATCCCATGCCAATGCAATTTTTCTTTAGCAAAATTTAAAAACATTTTATATCTATCATGCGCCCTCATTGAACAACCAACAGATTGAAGGTGAGGATTGTTTACTTGATAATGATAAAAAGCACTTAATCTTTCCAGACTACTTTCTAAATGACTAAGAATTATTTTATTCATTGGTTGTTCTTCAAGCATACAAATGTATTCGTATATTGCCATCAAACTTCCAACGTCTTTTCCCCTAAAAACCATTAACGGTTCATCTTCAGGCAATTCGTATCCATCTTCATGATACATTTTGTCACCTTTTGGCCTGTACTTAGGATCTCCACCAGTCATTTTGAATCTCCTTTTGCCTTCAATGCATTAATAGCTTTAGAATAATGTACAGCTAACATCTCATCCACTGAACTAGACTTGAAGTGACTAAGAAACTTTTAACATCTATCTCATACTCAGCTAACAGCATCTTAACTTCTTTAGCTTGTTCTTTACTTAGGATGGCACTAGCAACCACTGGGTTTATATCTTCTCCTGCGTAAATGTAAGCACCCAATCCATGCATGGCGATAGCCTTGACCAAACATCTCATACGTGCATCTGATATGTCTCTGGATGTAGGGTTAACAATGGACTTATTACGATTATCCATTACTGGCAACCACATTTGATGGGTGTTATCTTTTACTTTCACAGACACCGCAACCTCAACCGTATCGTTGTCATAAACAATAGGTTCGTCATACCAGTATGTAGAATCAGGAAAGTTCTCCATCAGTTGTGACCATGCCCACGCCCATGATAGGTAGGACAAATTGCCTTTCTTCTCTACTTTGTTACTGCAATCTATTGCCGATAGTGTTTTCCATGTACTCATTGTTCGCTCCTATGCTCTTGATTAGCTGACTGTGCATACAACTTACCGTAATGGTTTTCATACTCAACAGTCTCTTTCTCGTTTGGATTATGACCATGCACAAAGTCATATTCAGCACGTTCTTTATCTGTGAAATGATCGAAGTCACTAACAGGACATGACGGATCTATCTCAGGATAGAAAAAAGCCTGTCGATCTTCTAAATCATCTGGACACTGTATTGGATTGTCTCTCATATCTTACTCCTTTTGTTGTTTGTCACAGTATAATGAACGACCATTGCTTATATGTCAAACAATATTTGACTACAGATTAAAAATAATTTACAGTCGGCATTCACTACTAAGGAGTCAATATGGACATCAACAAATCAATCGATCATTTTATGTATGAGCTACGACTAAACCAAAGTCAACTTGCAATCAGTGCAGGGTTGGACATTGCAACGTTAAGTTTAATCAGAAATAACCATCGATCACCTAACATGAAGACACTAAACAAGTTAGCTAGTGCTTGCGAAGTTAAAGTCAGCGAGTTTATCGCGGCTGGTGAGTAAGATGGATAAGCCATCCTATTTTGCTATCTTGACTGCTGATGTACGGTATGACAAGACCTTAAAACCACTGGCTAGATTGTTGTACGCAGAGATCACTGCATTATGTAATCAAGAAGGTTATTGCTGGGCAGGAAATCAATACTTTGCTGATCTTTACGAAGTAGACAAGAACACAGTTAGCGGGTGGATAGGACAACTTAAGACACGAGGATACATCACAGTACAACTTCAATACAAAGAAGGTACTAAGCAAATAGTGAATAGGTATATACGAATTAATGGGGAGGGTATCAATAAAATAATAGATACCTCTCTACAAAAAGATGTATACCCTATCAACGAAATAATAGAAGTTAATAGTACAGATAATAATACAAATAATAATAAAACTAATAAAGGGGGTCGTTTCACTCCCCCTAGTGTTGAACAAGTAATGGAATATTGTAATCACAGACAAAACGGTATTAACGCACAAAACTTTATTGACTTCTATCAATCGAAAGGATGGAAGGTAGGTAAGAGTAAGATGAAAGATTGGAAGGCTAGCGTTAGAACGTGGGAAACAAACAACAAAATAAGGAATGAACAAAATGCAGATAAACGAAATTCTAAAAGCGAATATGCAAAGCTTAACTCAGACTACAACAAATCAACCAGCCTCTTTTAACAATGAGGAAAAGGATTCTATTGCTTACTTTTTTATGCGATTACAAAACGTTTATGGGGTAGCGCGTATGCAATCCCAATGGCCTGATTCGGAATCTTTACAATTAGCTAGGAGAGAGTACGGTAAAAAGATAGCAAAATTTAGTCGAGAAGAGATTAACAAGGCGTTTGACTTAACACACTTAGAAAAGGAGTCGAACAACAAGCGATTTGAGTTTCCTGACATTGATGCAATTCTTGGATTGTTGACTAACTCAGGAGTATTTACTGGGTCAGGTGGTACAATGTCACATAGACTTTACAAACCAGAAGAACTATTAGGTGTTGGCACAAAGGAAGACAGAAGAAAGATTGCGTTAACAGAGATTAACAAACTTAAAGAAATGTTTCAGTAAAGGAGAACCATGTGAACGTTAAAAAATTGTTTCAGTATCTAGGCAGTAATCCTAACCTTGTCTCTGGGAAAATGTATGACAGAAGGGAGTTGGCTAGAGCGTTTGATATTTCTTATACGAATTGTTGTGACAAGCTTAGACATAAAGGCACTGCTAGGGATCATCTCTTTGAAGAAAAGAAACGAACCAAACCCAAGAAAGAAGTTAAGTTTATAGACGAGTCTACTGACAAGTTTGAACGTCAAAAATGGTATACATTACAGCAGATTGCAGACCTTACTGATTTATCTGTCGATACCATTGGAAGAAGAATAGGCAAAGGAAAGTATTTTGGACACAAACATATTAAACCAAAAGGCAAAGTAGCAGAAAAACCTGAAGTTCATCTAAGCATTTCGCAAACATGGCTTAGAAAAAACTTAATTAAAAGGAAACTTTAATGGGCGAAGCATACACAATTAACAACGAACATAAAAAAGAAATGTTTAAGAAGTTTGTTGATAAACTTTATGAGGAAAGACAATACATTACGTTTACCTACACCTTTGGGAAGCCACGATCACCCAAACAACAAGCCGCACTTGAGGTTTATTTTAGAGAAGCCGCTAAAAGATTAAACGATGCAGGGGTCTACCACCAGATGAACGCTAAATTCATAAAAGGTGACATTGAAATACCGTGGACCCAAGAATCTTTCAAAACATTTTGGAAACAAATACAAAACACAATGTTTGCTATTGAATCAACAACAGAAATACAGTCCGACAAAGTAGCCAAAGTCTATGATGCTATCAATCGGGGCTTAGTAGAACGTACAGGGGTACATATTCCCTTTCCATCAAAAGAACTTACGGAAAAATAAAGGAGAAATAATATGGAATATATATGCGGAGTTGCATGGCTTGCCATCATGGTCGTATTAGGCAGTGGATACTGGCTTTTAGTACAAGATGAACAAGCAGAATGGGATCGACAAAAAAAGAAAACCAAGAAGTAGTCACGGTAAGGGTCGTAGAAAGGCTGTTAGAGGCGTTTTAAGGGTCATTTCAGCGCGTTTAAGCAAAAATATAAGCTACCCTACAGGGTATGGTAAAATAAGGCAAACAGATGGCTCAAACGCTTAGAAAAAAATGTTTAACAGCGATACAAAAGTTGGCAAGAATATCAGCCGCAGATGAATATGGCATGGTCCAGTGTGTTTCATGTGATAAGAGACTGCATTGGAAGGATGCAGATGGTGGTCACTACATAGCTAAGGGTTCTAGTTCGTATTGGGCATTGGAGATTGAGAACGTCCATCCACAGTGTAAGGGATGTAATGCATTTGGGATGAGTAAAGGAAGTGCTGAAGGTCAGTACACGTTATGGATGATTGATTGGTACGGTGAGGACTTTGTTAGGCAGATGCATCAAGACAAAAGAAAGATTAAGAAGTTATACACTGCTGATTACAGAGAAATGTTAAAAGAGTTCAATGAGTTAATTAAATACCATGAGGATAGACTGTTATGAGTACATTCCTAACTGAGTTAAGAGACAGATCTGTTAACTGCGGATTAAGTGAAGTCCCTGCCAAGATGGATTCTATTATAGAAGCCGTGCTGTATGGGTCTGCACTACCAGCTTATGCAGTAGAAGAGATAGATATACTGTGGTCTGAAGTCACTGCGGAAGAAGAAGCATTACTTAAACCACCTACAGAAGAACAATTAAGTTTGCATCATCCTTCGTTTAATGTAGAATAAAGTAATCCCCTTTGTTGTTTTGCCCTTTCGAGGGCTTTTTTTGTTATAATTGGGGCATGAAAAAGAAAAGCCTTCTAACACGTATCGGGGTATCGGGGTATAACAAACCGAAAAAAACCCCTAACCATCCAACAAAGTCTCATGTTGTTGTTGCCAAGTCTGGTGACAAAGTTAAAACTATTCGTTACGGTCAACAAGGCGTGTCTGGGGCAGGGTCTAACCCTAAGTCAGCTAAACAGAAAGCTAGACGTAAATCATTCAAGGCTCGTCATGCTAAGAACATTGCTAAAGGTGTAATGTCTGCGGCATACTGGGCAAATAAAAGTAAATGGTAGGAGAA